ACGGCATTTTAAAAAAATTAACTAAAATTTAAAATTTATTTATTATGGAAAATTCAATTATAAAAAATCTAAATTCAAGCGAAAGAGCATTCTTTAACATTACTAAAGTTAAGCGAGTTGTAAACATTGAAAAGATCGGACAATTAAAACAGGATATTGAAAACAGACAAACAAGCCTGTTCGAGTCTTCAGTAGAGATGGCAAAAATAGTTTACAAGTCTTATAAATGGTTTAAAACTGCCGAAAGTAAAGAAGCGAGAAAGGAACACGGAATCGAACTTACTTTAGCAGAATTTGGTGAAAAGGGGTTCGGATATTCAAGAAGCCAATTTAATAAACTTAAAACTATGGGGGAAAATATCGAAGATAGTTCTAAGAATTGGAAGAAAGAATACACCGACAGAGTAAAAAGCGAAAGACAAAGTGGCGAGAATCCCCAATTAAGTATTGAAGGGTTTAATTCTTTTGTTCGAAGTGAGAAAGCGACAGGTGGACAATCACCATTAGCACAAACTCGAAGCACAAGTAACACAAAAAATGTTTTTACTTGTACGGCTCAAGCTGATTTTATTGAGGGTTTAACTCGAAATTTTGCGTTAAGAATTACACCTAACGGCGAAGTAAAGACTTCAAACACTCAACAAGAACTCCAAAAAGTTGTTAAATTCATCAAGGAAGCAATGAAAAGCGAAGCTCAACGAATCGCACAAGCCGAACTAATGAACGCAGAAAATGAATAGAGATTAAAACCATTAAAAAGGGGGCTATATAGCCCCTTTTTTTTTGCCCTTTTTTTTGTCCCAGAATGAAAATAATTAAATGTAAGCGAATTAATGAAGTGTAAACCAAAATAAACCTGTAATAGTTTGGTAAAGTCGTCTAATTGTCGTATATTTGTAGTATAACAAATGAAGGTAAGGTGTATGATTAACATAGCTATTAATAAGGGGTTATTATTAATTACATCTCATACATTTTACCTCTTTGTTTTTTGTCTCGTCGGCGAGACATTTAGTTTAAATTTTTGTTAGTTCGGGTTGTGTTGTTTGCTTGGGGGTGGACAATGCAACTCGTTCTAACTTTTAAAAGGTTAGAATATGGAATTTATAATTTTAATACTAATATGGATAACAGTAAAAATAGCAGAGCGACACGCTATGTAAATAAAGACAAAGAAGATAGAATCAATCAACTATCTTTAATTATTCACAACGCCAGAATCTATGGTGTTGAGGTTAAACAAGAATGGTTAAACGAATTAAACGAATTAAGCCAATGATTACAGACTTAAATAAAATAGTAAGAAAAGTACACGAATATCAATATGGAATTGGAAACAAAAAGGTATTGGAAAAGGACTTTAAGAAAGTGTACGCAAAAATAGAATCGTTAATGGACGATCTTGAAAAAATAATCTATAAAAATAAACACTTATGAAATACTTGACAGAATATATGGAAGCCAAGCAAGACAAACTATTCAAAAAGTATAGTGTCTTTTTTGCATTTAACACCGATCAATTTGAAGAGGGTATGAAGAAGCACTCTATATCATCTAAAACCAAGCTAACTTCATTAGGCAGTGGAATGTATTGCCCAAAGGTTGAAGCGAAAGAATTTGTGAAAGAGCATCTAAAGGTATATGAGCAATGTATACGGCAAGATGTTAGAGAAAATGGAAAGAAGCGGATAGCACTAAGAGAACTAATAAACCACGAATGTTTTTGGACAGGCACTATTTATGATTGTGTGGAGAAGTTAAAGGACTATCCGATAAGTGAGAAATTAATACTGAAAGTTTATAGAGACAACTATAAAGAGCAGACAAAACATTTTTAATTATGGAAAAAATATGTTTTAGGTGTTGTAATACATTAGAAAAAGAAAAAGAATTAGATTACTCTTATTATTGTAGTAATTGTGATGAGAATTTTTACGAATTTGAAACCATTAAATAAATAAAGTTATGGAAAAAGTAAAATGTAAATTTTGTGGTGGCGAAGAATTAGTTTACCATCAATATATAATATGCGACTATTCATGTGAAGAATGTGGAGAGTGGCAAAATGGAGAATATATTTAAATAAATAAAAGTTATGGAAGAATTAATAACAATGATAGGGGAATTACAGAAAGAAAAATTACAAAGATTTCTGATGAAGTGTAAAGCCACTAATTTAGATGACTTTATAACATTTCTATATAACCTCAATGAAGATAGGGTACAGAAAACTATAAAGATACTAAAACAAATAGAGGATATAGAAAGTTATTGTTTATCAAACCAAGATGATGAGGATAGATATATTGAAGAATTAGAGATGTTGTATAACCAATTAAATAAATAAACTTATGGAAACGAAAATAACTTATGATGACACCAGAGATATTGCAATTAGATGTATTGATAAATTAATAGATTTAAAAATTTTACAGGAAGATGAACACAACTTTGAAGTACAAGATTTAATACAAGATGAGATAAATGAGGTGTTAGGATTAGATATAGATGAGAAATTTGAAATAAGAGTTAAATAAATAAAGCTATGGGATATACAGAAAAGTGGCGACTTAACGCAAGAGATTTTTGTGATCATTGTGAAATAGAATGTGAGGACTTAATAGAAACTATTAATGAAGAACTTTTATGTAGTGGTTGCGACAGTAAAAGATTAATTAACGAACAATAAATAAAGCTATGGATTGGAAAAAAGACAAGCTAACAGACATTTATCAAAGTCTTAACGAGTTAGTAGAGCATAGTTATATGGTGTGGGGAGAAGATGATGAATGTGGAAGCAGAGAGCTTGGAATAAGGCAAGAGTATAGAAAAATGTTAGATAACTTAAAACAAGTAATAAAATGATTTCAGAAATACTAATAATCGTAGGGATATACTGCATATTATTTGTAATGTGTAGCAATGTAATTAATAAATAATAAAATATGGAGAAAAAAAATACTTCCCCTTGGGATTATTACCGAGAGGACTTAAACAAGCTAGGGTACTCTAACGAACAAATAGATGAGATGACACTAGCAGAATTAGGAGAATTACTAACTAAATAAATTTTAAAACTATGGGTAGATACTATTCAGGCGACATAGACGGAAAGTTTTGGTTCGCCGTACAAAGCAGTAATTGTGCAGACCGATTTGGCTCTGTAGGTACACAACATTATTTAAACTATTGGTTTGATGAAAGCCATTTAGAAGAAATAGAAGATGAGATTAAGCAAATCAAAAAGAACATTGGTAGAAAAGAATTGAAACTGATGGATAAATTCTTCAAAGAAAACAATGGGTATAATAATGACATGTTAATTGAGTTTTTTGAGAAAGAGGGTTGTCCTAAAGACAGTAAGGATATAAAGTATATGTTAGAAGAATATGCAGATTTGGGAATGGGGAAAAAGATATTAAAGTGTGTTAAAGAGACAGGCGAGTGTTCATTTACAGCAGAATTATAAAGTTATGGAAAAAGAAAGCAAAGTATATATAGAAAATTCAAAATTCATGAAATTTATAGATGAATTAGCAACAAGAATAACAGAAGAAAGATTTGGTGAAGAAACATTTGAAAGTAAAGATAGTACCGATACTACTTTTGGTTTTACAGATGAGGCACAAGATTTTTATAATAAAGTGTATGATGAGTACGAAACATTAACCAACAATATATTGGGTTTATATTGTAGTAACGAATTTAATAAATAAAATTATGAGTGATAAATTAAGAAACCTATCTGACAAACAATTAGTGGTTAGAGTGAATAGTTTATATGCTAGAGGTAAAAATGATGATGATGAGGTAGCAGAGTTGTTTAAAAGAAGTAAAGAGAAGGGGTTTAAGGTTATCCCCAAATGGGATGCTTATGAAATAGAATATTAAATAAATAAGATTATGAAACGAAAAGAATTAATAGAAAAAGATATGGAAAAAGAAGACATAAAAAACGAAATAGAAAATTTTATAATATATCATTGTGGAAGTAATGATGAGCAATTAACTTATCTATTAACTTGTTTAGATGCCTATATTGACAACGACCACATAATAAACGAATAAATTATGGAAAAGAAATATAAATTAACAAAAAAAAGATTTGCGGATTGGTTATTCTCAGATAGTGATGATGTAGAGTATTGGGGTAGGAGATTTGTAAGTGAATTAAGAGATGAGGGAGAATATAGTATAACATTACAGGAGATATTTGATGAGAGAGATGAAGTACCTGTACATATATTAGAAAACTACCACGATCTTAATGATAAACAGGTAGATGATTGGGTTGATGAAGTATGTACAACAGAAGTTGAATTAATAGACTAATGATTATGAAACGAAAAGAATTAATAGAAAAGAAAACAGAGCTAATAGAAATAAGAAAAGCTACCTCAAAAGAGAGGGAGCAGAACAATGCTGAAACAGTATTTATTAGAAAAGATAGATTCGGTAATGAGTACACTATTTATAGTTGTAAAGTGTATGATTCGTGGGAGCAGTGGGGAGTACCGAAAGAAATATTATCAGATAATGTAGATGATATTGAAGAGAAATACAGCAAATAGTTTGTATATGTCTAAATATAGTCGTATATTTGTATAATATAAACATAAAGGTTGGATTTAGGAGAAATCAAATCTGTAAAAGTAAACTGTATGTCGTGTTTACTTACCTTAAATAAAATGTTTCGTCAACGAGACACAGTGTTAATTAAAAAAGTAATTATGGATAAGACTAAAGGCATATACCAAGAGGACTTAATTGTAGGAGTTAACTATACCTATGATAAGAAGTATAAAAAAGTTTATGATATTAAAAGTTTAAAACGCAGATTACAAGAGATTTTAAAAAGCTATAAGTAAAGCACTCAAGTAGGTTGGTGCTTAAACAATAACCTACAAAGTTAACTAAATTAAATTTACTAAATATGGATTACAAATTAACCGGTCAGAGTGGTCGGAGTGGAGAAGTCGTCCACGCTTATCACTATTCACCAAGACCAATCCCCTTAAACAGAGCTAAGAAAGGCGATGTAGAGGGGCTCAAAGCAAAAGGACTAAAGAGCATCAGAAAAGTAGATCCACCCTGTTTCTGTAATGAATCAGTGTTCAATGCTACACCCTATCAAGGAACTCAATATGAACACGAGGCTCGATTTACTATAGGCATGGAGATAGAGAAGAATGAATTTGATGAGTGCTGTGAACAAGAGTTTGCGTTACTCAAAGGATTTGAAAGAGACTCTTCATGTGGATATGATAGCGGGTATGATGGCAGAGAAGCTATAACCAATATACTACCTTTACTACCTTCAGGAAAGTGGAGAAATAAAGTATTCAACATGATGTGGGAGGCAGAGTGTGTTATTGATGATGATTATTCTCCAAGCAATCGCCGTTGTGGTGGACATATTACAGTGGGAGCTATAGATGAGAACGGTAGAAAATACTCAGGAGATGAGATACGGAGAACTATGCGAAAGAATATGGGTATTATCTTAGCTTTAAACAGGCTGAGACTAAACAATGAATACTGCTATGCTAATCCAAGACTAAAAGCTCATAGGAGTAACAGATACTCTGTTGCTTTACCAAAAGAGTGTGCCTATGAAGTGAGACTGTTCAGTCGTTTTACTTCAGTACCACAAATGATACGGAGATATGAGTTGATGTATGAGATAATGGACTTTAGTTTTAATACACCAACAGCAAAGCATAAGTCATTACTCAAGCGAGTCAAACCCATTGTTAAGATGATGTATGGGGGAGATGAAATAAAGACAGCTCAGATTCTACGGATGGCACACGATTTCCGAAACTTTATAGTACGAAACACTTACACCTCAGAGATAGAGAGTTTCTTAAGGAGTTCGGACAGGTATCAGGCGGTGCAAGTAGACAGTGACTATTCACAAATAGAACAATTAATAACTAACTAAATAAATAAATTCAAAATGTGTGTAATAATAATCAAACAAAAGAAACAAAAGATAGACAGGGAGATACTAAAGCGATCCGCCAAAGTAAACCCTCATGGTCTTGGAGTTATATGGCTAGATAGCTATGAGTTAAGCTACCACAAGTCAGATAAATACAAGATACTAGATACCGAGAGACCTTTTATAGCTCACTTCAGGTATGCAACGGTAGGTGCTGTAAACAAGAAGAACATGCACCCTTTCAAGTGTGGAAACACAGGTGAGTACCTTATGCAGAACGGAACTATATATGGTATGGGTAGTAAAGAAGAGTGCGACACCAAATGTATGGCAGACCACCTAGCTACAATCCCAAGGCAGGAGTGGAGACATGAGCTAGAACAGTATGACTGTAGGTTTACAACAATAAACCTAAAGAAGAAGAGCTTTCAAATGTACAACAGAGAAGATTGGATTAAGCATGATGATGTGTGGTATTCTAAAGACAATGTGTTACAAGTAATCCCTATTGCTGTATATGGTACACTGAAGAAGGGATATAGTAATTACTATTCTTATCTTCACCGTGATTCACGAATGGTGGGAGCCGGAGAAACTAAAGACAAGTACCCATTAGTAATAGATGGATTACCTTATGTTGTAAACCAAAAGGGATTAGGACACAATGTAGAGGTAGATGTATTCAAGGTCTCCCCCTCTACTCTTAAAGCTATAGATAGTTTAGAGAGACACCCCGATTGGTACAAGAGGGAGCGTATACCTATAAGGATGAAGAAAAGTGGTAAGACAATCATGGCTTGGATATACTTTAATCCTAAAACCATTACGCCCCACACAAAACTTCACAAATCTTATAAGCAAAACTATTCATGGTATGGTGGATATGGTGGGGGCTATCTGAGTGGTTGGGATTGGCATGACACCTACAAGGTAGAAACTAACGATAGATGGAGAGACCTACACGAACAAGAAACAATGACCGAGACACTGACAGTAACTAAAAACGAGGAGACCTATTATTGTGAGAACTGTTACGATAAACTACAGTATGATGGGTTTAATAGTTGGGCATGTACAAGATGTGATGATTGGTATAGTGATAATCAATTACAATTAATTTAATATGGAAAAGATAAAAGATATTTTAACAGAGGAAATAAAAAACAGTAGAGGATATTTAAAGCAATTCTTTGAGCGTTGCAACGAGGGGAGTGTAGAGGATTTGGATTGGGTAAAAGATGAGGACACCTTTGAAGACTTCTTTCTAGCTCAGGCTGAAGAGTATGGAGCTATATATGATTTTGCTGTGGTAAAAGTGTGCACAAAGTTACTAAAAATTATTGAATCCGAAGAGGAGGAAATAAATGAAGCCATTGCAGATGAGATGGATGAAGAGGTTAGGCAACACTACCTTGATGAGTTAAATGAGTATGATAATATAGAAAATAATTAATATGAAATATATAGAAAAAGGTGTGCTAATTGGAGCACTGATTGTAGCAGTTTCTGTTACAACAAATAGTCAATCGGATATATCTAATAAACTAGATACGATTATAAGTGTAAGTAAAAAGGGTAAGATAGACTCATTAGAATATGAGTTAATGAGTTTGGGCAGTAGGCTAGACTCAATGATCTTAAAACATGACTACAATTTTGTAGTCACAAACTAAATAGATTATGAAAAAGAAACCAACGGCAATGCAATATATTCTTGGAAGAGCTAAGTATTATATAGACCACCCTGAAGATAATCCTTTGGATGTGTTTCACTATATACCAAAGGCAGAGGAAGTGGAAGATGAACCTATAAAAGAATAGATCATGAAACAGCAAACACAAAGAGAACTGTTCGATCTTCTCTATACTTTAGAAGTAAAGTATAAGTTTGATGAGACTCGGATAGGTAAAAGAATTGGAGAACTAATTAATAACTTACAAAGAGAATTGTTATGAAAATGGTAGAATTAAACGAAGAGTTATTTATCAAACTAACAGACGAAGTTAGTTGGTATAGAACTTATGGGGAATTTATTAACACTAATTACCCTCATGTAGATGGAGAGGCATGCGCTTATGCAGATGAAATAGAAATGAAATAGGAATAAGTTTGCAGAGGTATAACTTTAGTATTAACTTAGTACAAATGTCTCGTCAACGAGACACTTAAATTAAAATTAAATGGAGAAATCAAAAGATAAAAACAAGATAGGAGAAGTTAGTCGTAGGGTATATGAAATGCTCAACGAAAAAAACAAAGCCTATGGAAATTCTGCACTCGAACCTATAAATATTTTTAGCAAAGGGAACGCAGTCGATTCATTGTGTGCTAGGATCGATGATAAGTTAGCACGAATTAAAAACAGGGGGTTGAGCGACTCCACAGAAGACACTTTGTTTGACTTGTGTGGTTACTTAATCTTATTAATAATAGCAAAAGAAAATGAAAAGGAAAATATTTAATAAGTATGTAGATTACATTGCAGATATTTCTGCTTGTGATAAACAAGAACTGTTTGTTAAAAGTAAAAAGAGATGGAGAGTGGATGCTCGACACTTGTTATATTACTTGTGTTACACAAGACCTATGAGGGTATCTGACATTCAAGATTATATGCAGTCGTGGGGATATGAGATAAGCCACTCATCTATTATACATGGAATTAAACAGGTGTGTCAAAAAGTGGAGGATGATAAAGATTATGAGAACACCATTAAGGATATAAAATTAATTTTAAATCATGTATAGTTTAGTAGATATATTTAATCAGTCACTAGCAGATGATAGTTGCGGTGGCTTAGATGGAGAAGGTTATCAAGCACGTATATCTTTAGGGGTTAAGATAGTTAAAGATGATGAGACACAAGAGGTAAAAATCTTTAATGTATCTTATGGAGATTACTATAGAGAGGTGTCTGAAGAAGAGTATAAATATTTTACCGATAAAGGTTGGACACATGGAATATATTATGTATCTTTGTCTAACTCTCGTAGAAAATTATCTCTTATAGACAGGAAGATTCAGATAGAAATGAACGGTAAATGCAATGCTAAAAACATTCAAAAGCTAAAGAGTATTAGAGAAAGAAACATAGGAAAGTACAGTGAAATTAGTAACAAATTAAATGAATTAAACAATGGGTAAAACAAAAAATTATTATAAAGATTTGTCGGAGCTACCGATAAAAAGATTAGTAGAAAAGAAAGGAGGACTTGACTACCTTTCATGGTCTAATGCATGGGATATGTTAAAGAAAGAATATCCAAACGCACAAAGATTAGTTTATGAGAGTGAGCATACGGGACTAAACTATTTTAGTGATGGCAAGAGTGCTTATGTTAAAGTTGGAATAATAGTAAATGACATAGAGCATATTGATTATCTACCTGTAATGGACTATAGAAACAAATCGATAGGGGTAGATAAGATTACATCATTCGATGTTAGTAAAACAATTCAAAGAGCAACAGCAAAGGCTATTGCTATGCATGGACTTGGTTTATCGCTATGGACAGGGGAAGATATACCCTCGAATACACAGACTCCTGCCGTAGCTCCCAAGTCTTATACTATTGATATAGGTGATGATAAATGGGGGCAAGTATTACAATATGTTGCGGATAATAAGAAGGCGGGATTTGAAGAGTTGATTAAAAGATTATCTACCAAGTATAAGTTTACTGCCGATGCTAAAAAAGAAATTGAAAAGTCATGCAAGTAATGGATGTGTTAGAAAAATTAAAAGATGATAATGAATACTATAGAGGGGTTGGTAAAAAGTATTTATCTAATTCTGATATAGGTGCATTGCTTACTAACCCTGTGAACTTTGGTGTGTCTCAACCGGACAATCCCAATTTTGCTAAGGGAAGATTGTTTCATCAACTATTATTAGAGCCTCATAAAGCTAAGGATGTTGTCTCGGTAGAATCAAATACAAGAACAACTAAAGTTTATAAAGAGTTTATAGAGGCTAATAAGATACCTTTCTGTTTATTAAACAAAGAGGTTGAAGAGGTGAAAGAATTAACATCTATAATGAAAAAGAATATAGACTTCTATGATCTTATCTATGCAGATTCAACAGAGTTTGAGGTGCCTATGATTAAAAAAATTAAAGGATTAGAATGGAAAGGGAAAGCTGATGTTGTTGGAAAAGATTATTTACTAGACTTAAAAACAACAAGTGATATTCAAAAGTTTAAGTGGTCTTGTAAGTCATACAACTATGACAGTCAAGCATATATATATCAAGAGTTGTTTGGTAAGCCTCTTATATTTTTAGTTATAGATAAGAAGACAGGTGTGCTAGGAAAGTTTACACCTACAGAAGATTTTATTTTAAGAGGAGAAGAGAAAGTAGAGAGAGCTATAGAAGTATACAATACTTTTTTTGGTAAAAATAAAACATTGTCTATCGACAATTATTATATTTGCCATGAATTAATTTAGACCTAAAGAGTGAATTTATAATCAGACAAGTGATTTTGATTGCGGGTTCTTTAGGTTCTTAAATATGTTGCCCGCAGTCAGTTTTAGTTAACTAGTATAAGGAGCTTGCTCCTCCTTATGCTAACTTAAATTATATATATATGTCAGATAAAGAAAAAATATTTGCCGATGGTTTTAGTTTTAAAACTAGACCAAACCAACCTGACTTTGTGGTTGGAAGAATGTCAATCAAACTTGAAGATGCGTTACCTTTTTTAAAAGAGAACGCTAAGAATGGATGGGTAAACCTTAACATAAACATAGCACGAAGTGGTAATCCTTATGTTGAGCTAGATACTTTTGTTCCTGAAAAGAAACAAGAGGAAGCTGAGCCTGTTAAAGCAGAAGAAAAGTTGCCGTTCTAAACTAAGTAGATACACTCTGTGTCTCGTCAACGAGACACTAGGGTGTGTCGAAAATGCTAAAAATAATTATTATACACTAACATAATATATAACTTACTATATTTGTTTTTTATTTTCTGTACGAGACTAATAAAAATCGACATTATCGACACTAACCTTGATAATCAGAGAGTTATATAAATTAAATCGACATAAATTCGACACTAACATGACACCAAACATCACAATATTTAAAAACATTAGAGAGACTTCTACTCCTTTCTTTAGAGATGTATCCTTAGTATTAGATAGGATAAGGGATGGAGCTTCTAAAGATATAGTTAAAAAAATAAGACAAGAAAAAAACAAAACAGAAAGGAATGAGATTAAGAAAAGTCTTCCTGCTATTTGTTTCTCAGGATTGTTTAACAAGAGAGCTGACTCATCTATTACTGAACATAGCGGATTGATATGTTTAGATTTTGATGGGTATGTGAAACAAAAAGATTTGCTTGAAGATAAAGAAAGGTTAAGCAAGAATAAATTTATATACTCTGTGTTTGTTTCTCCTTCAGGTAATGGATTAAAAGCATTGGTTAGAATACCACAAGATGTAGATAACCATATTAATTATTTTAATTCTTTAGAACAACACTTTAATTCCCCCTACTTTGATAAGACTTGTAAGAACATTAGTCGTGTGTGTTATGAGTCTTATGATCCATTAATTTATATAAATGAACAGTCTTCTGTATGGGATGTAATAGCTGAGGTAGAATATAAAGAGGTTCAACTACACAAAGACCCACCAACTATTCCAATAACAGATGAGAATAAAATTGTAGATATACTGATAAAGTGGTGGCATAAAAAATATCCTATGGTAGAGGGGCAGAGAAATCAGAACTTATTTATATTGGCTATGGCTTTCAATGATTACGGTGTAAATAAATCCCTAGCCTCTTATGTTTTAAATGGGTATGCAACGAATGACTTTTCTTTAAAAGAAATAGAGAGAACTATTGAGAGTGCATACTCTCATACTCAAAACTTTGGAACTAAATATTATGAGGATGAAGAGAGGGTTAATCAAATTAAATCCAAACTCAGAAGAGGTGTTACTAAAAAAGAAATCCGACACCAATTAGAAGAGTCAGATTTAGACGGAGCTATTATAGACTCTGTATTGAATAAGGTAGAAGAAGAAAATTCTTTACAACAGTTTTGGATAAAGACAGATAAGGGTGCAATTAAGATTGTTCATATATTATTTAAGTTATTCTTAGAGGAGAATGGGTTTTATAAGTATTGTCCTGAAGGCAGTAAGAACTATGTGTTTGTAAGGGTAACTAATAATCTAATAGACCATACCTCAGAAAAAGAAATAAAAGATTTTATATTAAACTATCTTATAGGTTTAGATGACTATAGTATTTATAATTATTTCGCTGACCAAACAAGATTGTTTAGAGAAGAGTTTTTAACTCTACTATCTACTATAGATATTTATTTTATAGCTGACACTAAATATAGTGCATACTTATACTATAGGAATTGCGCAGTTAAAATAACTAAAGATGAAATAAAAACTATTGACTACCTAGATTTAGGCGGGTACGTGTGGAAAGATCATATCATAGATAGGAACTTTAAGTTATGCGACTCAGAGTATTGTGACTATAAACAGTTTGTTCATAATGTGTGTGGCAAAAACGAAGAGAGGGTTGAGGCTATGGAAAGTACGATAGGATATATGTTGCATGGACATAAAAACTTATCGTACTGTCCTGCTATAATTTTAAATGATGAGGTTATATCTGACAACCCTGAAGGGGGAACAGGTAAAGGAATTTTTATGAACGCTTTAGCACAAATGAAAAAGGTTGTGACTATTGATGGTAAGTCTTTTGCTTTTGAAAGATCGTTTGCTTATCAACTTGTGTCTGCTGATACACAGATACTTGTGTTTGATGATGTTAAAAAACATTTTGATTTTGAAAGACTGTTTAGTGTGGTAACAGAGGGCTTGACATTGGAGAAGAAGAATAAGGATGCAATTAAAATTCCTTTTAGTCGCTCCCCGAAGATAGCTATTACAACTAACTATGCTATCAAGGGTGCGGGTAATTCTTTTGCAAGAAGAAAGTTTGAACTAGAACTACATCAACATTATAATAAAACATTCACTCCTCTTGATGAATTTGGTAAATTATTATTTGGAGATTGGGATGATGATGATTGGTGTTCGTTTGATAACTATATGATTAAATGTTTACAGAGTTATCTTGAGTTCGGATTGAGAGAGAGTAAGTTTGTTAACTTAAAGATACGACAACTGTCTGCTGAAACCTCCCATGATTTTATAGAGTGGTGTGGATTACTTGTTGGCAGTCAACCTAATGCACAGTTAGAGGTAGACATAAAAAACTATAAGCATAATCTATATTTAGATTTTATTGAAGAATATCCTGACTATGGACCGAAAGCTAAGATGACTATATCAAGAACTAAGTTTTATAAATGGTTAGTTGCTTATGCAATTTTTAAAGAAGGGGTAGCACCTGAAGAGGGAAGGGATGCTCACGGTAGATGGATGAGAATAAAACAGAAACAAGAGATTGTGGAACAAGTAGATTTAGATTTTTAAATGGAGCATGAGGTTAACATACATGAGGCTATGCTCAACTCTTATGATGTAGCTATCAATAATATTAGTGCGGAGGATATTATTGAAAGACATAACGGTTGGTTTGCTCATGATGTTAGTGCTCCTATAAGTAAATATGACCTTGAAAGTTTACTAATTTATTTTGAGGACGAAGAAGATTACGAGAGGTGTATAAAAATTAGAGACTATATAAAAGATGTCTCGTCAACGAGACAATAAAGGAATAATAAAATGAAAGTTTTAAATTTATATTCAGGAATTGGGGGAAACAGAAAGCTGTGGACTGATTGTGAAGTTACAGCGGTTGAAAACAATACAGAAATTGCTTCTGTATATTCTGATTTATTTCCCCATGATAAGGTTGTTATTGCTAACGCACATCAATATCTCTTAAACCATTACGAAGAGTTTGATTTCATTTGGTCATCGCCACCCTGTCCAACGCATAGTAATATCCGTTCCTGTGGTGTTTATGCGGGGCAATATAAAGCTAAATATCCCGCAATGGACTTATATCAGGAGATAATACTTCTACAACATTTTGCAAAAAAGAAAACAAAGTTTGTGGTGGAGAATGTAATTCCATATTATAATTATTTAATACCGCCAACACACAAGATGGGTCGACACGCTTATTGGACAAATTTTAGAATAAGTAATTTTAAAGCTACAACAAAAAGAATCCACAACACTTTAGATCCAAATAAAGATCTTTATGGGTTTAATATAAAAGATACTAACATAAAAAACAAAAGACAAGTTTTACGGAATATGGTAAATCCTGAATTGGGTTTACATATATTTAATTGCTTTTTGTTTTCAATAAAACCTACACCGGTGCAGGGGGGGTTATTTGATAAAAGTTAAACCGCTATTTTTATTATGGAATTTAGAAAATATCAAACAGAAATTATAAAAAAGGGGGTAAAGATAATAAGCAAACATGGGTTTGTTTATCTAGCTATGGAAGTTAGAACAGGTAAAACCTTAACGAGCTTAGGTATATGTAGAGACTTGGGTGTTAGACAGGTGCTTTTCCTTACAAAGAAAAAGGCTATTGCTTCTATTGATAGTGATTGTGAAAAATTAAATCTGCCATACTTAAATGTTTTCACTATCAATTATGAATCAATACATAAGATCCCGGAACAAAGATGGGATGTTATTATTTGTGATGAAGCACACAGCTTGGGAGCATTTCCGAAACCTAATAAGAGAGCCAAACAAGTTAGAAATTTAATTTATAAATCTCGAGCAAGGGTAATTTTATTATCGGGAACTCCCACGCCTGAGTCATACAGTCAGATGTATCATCAGGTCTATGGAATATTTAACAGTCCGTTCAGTGACTTTAAAAACTTCTATAGGTTTGCTGATGTGTTTGTTAATGTGATAGAGAAAAAGATAAATGGATTGTTTATTAGAGACTACTCAAGGGGTAGTGATATGATACTAACACAAATGAAACCATATATGATTCAGTTTTCTCAGAAGGATGCAGGATTTAAAACAGAAACCACCGAACAAATACTTATGGTTAATATGAAACCTGAAACATATAAGTTGGCTAGAGAGTTGCAAAGGAATTTAGTGGTAGAAGGAAAGGAAGAGGTTGTGTTGGCCGACACTCCTGTTAAATTAATGATGAAACTTCATCAGATATATTCAGGAACAATAAAGTTTGAGAGTGGAAACTCTATGGTTCTTGATGATAGTAAGGCTAGGTTTATAAAAGAAAAGTTTAAAGGAAAGAAGATAGGTATTTTTTATAAGTTTAAAGAAGAGCTTAATGCTATTAAGTCTGTGTGGCAGGATGGGATAACAACGGATCTTCAAGATTTTCAAGAGGGACAGAAGGATATAGCACTTCAAATTGTAAGTGGAAGAGAAGGAATCTCTTTACGACAGGCAGACTGTTTGGTGTATTATAATATAGATTTTAGTGCCACAAGTTATTGGCAGAGCAGAGATAGAATGACAACAAAAGATAGATTAAAAAATAATGTATATTGGGTGTTTGCCAACAAAGGTATTGAAGGAAAGATATATAAGGCGGTAGTTAAGAAGAAGGATTATACCATTAAACACTTTAAAAGGGATTTAATATCTTTGTAATATGACCGAGCAACAAATACAATTTAAAAGAATAAAAGAATTAGAGGCGTTAGGTTATTATGTTATTAAGTTAGTTAAAACAAATAAGAATGGTATACCTGACCTGATAGCTATACCCCCGCAAAGCGATGTGTTGTTTGTGGAAGTAAAGACACCTAAGGGGAAGGTGTCTAAGCTTCAAGAGTATAGATTAAAAGAACTAAAGAAACATGGATGCAGAACAGAAATATACAGAGGCGGTGGAGAGGTATCACCTACTAACACCGTTTGAAATAGATGAGTTTTGTTTAGAAAAACTAACCGAGTATCCAAGGGATATTTCTATAAAGGTCTTAGAGCTTATACATAGAAACTCTAAAAGGATGCCGGTAAAAGAATTTTGGACACAGCTTATAGGTGGGGTTATTAAAGGCAAAGAGCCTTTGTTTTTTGAGTTAGAGTTTTTAAAAAACCCCGGTGAAAAACCCTTGATCTTAGATTTAGATGAGATTGAGTTGGATGATTATTTAGATTATATAAACGATAAAAATATATTAAAATGAAATTATTAAAGTTAAGTGTAGATGCTGAAAACTTGAAGGATATTATAGAAAGAAGTTTTAGTTTAGATTTGTTAGACAAAAGAAGACACACTAGATTTATAAAAGCTAGAGCTATCTTTTCTCAGATATTAAAACGAAAGGGGTATGGTTGTTATGCTATAAGTCAAATGCTTGGAAAGAACCATGCTACTGTATTAAATTATTTTAAAAGTTTTGAATGGTTCGTAAAAATTGATGATGATTTTAGGGAAAGTTATGAACAAATTAATGAACAATTTGAATCTAACTCTGTTATTTACACACAATTAAAGGAATTTGAGCTGCAAAAACAGCTCCTTCTCCTGCAAAAAGAAAATAAATCCTTATATTTGGAGAACAAAAAACTTAAAAAACAAATTAAAGAAGCTATAATATAATACAATAATCATGCCACGGCCATGACAAAAAACCCAACAGCATTTGAAAAGGAGAGATTGTCACGCATTAATTATTTAATGGGAAACATACACGACTCGACTAATGAAATATATGAAGGGTTTATTGATAGAGAATATGAGGATGTAAAAAAGAATATAACAAATTTAATTAAACATCTTAAGGGTGTAATAGAATCAATGGAAGATGAAATTTAATTCAGACTTTAGACCAAGATTAAAGGGTAATAAAAAAGCAGCCTTCGATTATTTTACTAAGAATGAAAGAAGGATATTAGTGGTTGGAGACATCCACGCTCCCTTTGTATTGGATGGTTACTTAGAATTTTGTCAAGACACTTACGCCAAACACAACTGCAATCAGGTAATTTTTATAGGAGATATTTTAGACAACCACTATAGTTCTTTCCATCAGACAGATCCGAATGGTATGGGAGGGGGTCAAGAGCTTGAGCATGCTATATCAATAGTGCAAGAGTGGTATAAGGCTTTTCCGGTGGCTGATGTTCTGATCGGAAATCATGACCGCATTATAATGAGGAAGGCAATAGATTCTGATGTTCCTCAACAGTGGATTAAAAGTTATAACGAGGTGCTTGGTGTGAATTGGAATTGGACAGAACGCATAGTATATGATGGAGTTCAGTTCGTTCATGGAGAAGGAGGGACGGCGAGGACTAAAGCAAAGAATGATATGATGTCAACCGTACAGGGCCATATCCATACCCAATGTTACACCGAGTGGTTGGTGGGTAGAAACTTCCGAGTGTTCGGAATGCAGGTGGGGTGTGGTATTGATGGCGGTTCTTATGCCGCTGCTTATGCAAAACATTTTAAGAAACAAGCTATAGGCTGCGGTGTTGTATTGGGTGGGCATACTGCTATAAATTGTTTGATGGAATTATGAGATTTGAAACGGCAGAAGATTTAGCTCGGGAGAAGAAGGCTATAGAAAAGTTCGTAAGCCTATTTAAAGGTAGCTATAAAAAACTTGGAGACAATGACATTGATTATCGTGTGTATGATTCTAAAAAAAATCTCATCTCTTATGTTGAGGTAAAGGGCAGGATGGCTACAATAAAAGAAGCTTTCCCTTTATGTGTCGCCCTACAAAAACTACATAAACTTTCAAGTAAAAGATTAAACCCTGTTCTTATATGGGCTTGTTTAGACGGGCTCGTGTACACTAAAATAAATGAAGCTGAGGGTAAGGTTAAGTGGGGTGGAAGAACCCCACGAGCAGGATCGTCAAATGACCAAGAGCTTATGGTTTATTACGATCACCAAAAGTGTTTTAAGTATTTGAAATACTAGTTCCTTCTTCTGTTCATTTTTGTTCTCACTTTTCTGTGGAGTCTTTTGGGTAGTTTACCGGGAGGAGTTTCATTCTCCCATTTCCTAGCCATCTCAGGATCATTTTTCCACATCCATTTTCTTTGTGCTTCGCTTTTAAAAGGCATAGTTAATTATTTATAATAGTGATGCTTCCGGCTATAATTAAAAGGAGGGTTTGTGTTGTCCCATCTTTGTTGCGCCTCTCTTGTTCTCGGTCCTGTTATTTGATACGGAGACCAATTTAATATTCTTAATATTATTTCTCCTTCATCCATTGTTGGGTCCTCAATTATTGCTTGAAAGTTTCTCTTCCATGCCACTGCTGATGGTGCGGGAATACCACTAAGCATAATTGTTTTAGATATAAAGTCTACTAGTTGCTTCTCATATTTCTCAGGATTTTTTTCTTTGTCTATTTTTTGCAGTTTCATATATTCTTTCCCTATTTGAATAGCTATTGAGATTAGACCAACTTGTTTGGTTGTTCCTGTCCAAGGCTTTTCGGTAAGGGCATCGCCAATTAAATTAAACACATCTCCCAATATAAAGAAGGCGTTAAGGTTTCCTATTACAGCTACACGAGCAAAGTCTTTCCAATCATCATCTCTCCATGGTCTCATTAGACCCGGAAGACCTGCTGTTATGTATTGAAAAAATGCAGGAAGTATTACATGATAAGTAATTAAGGTTCTCATGTTCTCTACAAAGCTACCTTGAGCCCCTTCTCCTTTATATATACTATGAACATTCTTAATAGCAGTTAACGCTTTCCTATTATATTGTTTAGGTGCTGTCATAAACATATTGAGCCCACGAGTAACAGCATCGGCTGTTTGGAAGTAGTCTTTGTCTTGTATGTCTCCCGATTGCTGTGTAGATTTAGTATCGTCTTCAAACTTTCTAATAGCATAATCAATGGCATCTTGACCTGTTAATCCCTTAGCTTGTGCCTCTGCTTTATGAAATTTGTAGTTTGGCATTCCTCCAAAAATAATTGCACCATAATCCCCTAGCCTTACGCCTAGCATAACGGCCCATATTAAATCATTTAACACACCCTTCAACGCTGAACTCTCAAACCTAGTGTCTTCTGCCATCGCAGCCATTGTTTCTAAGCTCTTTACAATACTTTGTCTGTATCGGTGTTGAATATAAACAGAGTTATCATTTATCTCTTTAGATAAACGATTCCATTGAGGACTAAATGGCACAACAAAATTCCTCATCCAATTTACATACCCTATGGCATTCGCATAAGCTATAAAAGATACTAACTGCTTAAACGTAACAGTGGGCCTTATAGAAAGTGATCCTACTGTCATGGCTGTGTTAAATTTGTTCAGCCTAACATCCCAAGGTTCTTGTCTTACCCCACGATTAGCAATCTTTTGAATCATGTCTTTAATCATGTCATAAGTTTCCTGTCCGTGCAATGTTACAATAGCATCTCTCACATCTTTATTTGTAAACATTTTGTTTATATCTCTTACGGGCCTACCCATAGCCGCAAAGTATTCCATATTGTTTACATAAGAGAATAAAGAATTTATACTGCTTGTAATAAGAATAGGAGATTTAGAATCAGTTCTCTCATTAATAGAGGCTGCAAATACTGAAGCATTTGGATTGACTTTTACCGCTATTAGGTCTACAAAGTCATCACTCGGCATAAAGTTATCCCTATACAGTCTACCACCATATCTTTGAACTTGAGGCATATCAGTTCTATATAGATCTCTGTATGCTATATTGTAGTGTTCATAGAGTTGTGGAAATAAAACATCCATTTGCCAATCTGAAAACTCTTTTAGTTTGGGGTCAATCTTTTTGTTTACCTCCTCCATTACGAAGTCTGTGTGTCTTCCAAACTTAGCTTTAAAAGCGGGGTGAGTTTCTTTGTTTTTATAATGCATATATAGATACGCAAGTTCCGCTTGGCTTAGCTGTTCCACTTGGTATTTAGAAGAAAACTCCATTAATTCATCTTTTGTTATTTCCCCATCCTCAAATTTCTTTTCAGCCTCTTGAACTTTAGCTTCACCGTTCTTTGTTTTATATAAGAAGACTGATTTTTTATTTAAGTCTCTTACAATAGCTATATATCTTTTCTTGCCTAATGTTTTTATACTTCTATCTTTACCCCACAACCTTATCATTTCAGCTTCTATCATATCTTCTACCATCATACTTCTCTTCTTAAACTCTCTTGTGCCTCTGTTAACTAAATCAACAACCAACTCTTTAGCAACTCCCCCAAATAATTCTCCCGGCATTTTATCTATTATTGCCATTAAACCATGGAGGTCTTGAGCTGAAGCTACAGGTGCAGTTAAAAATGTTATAATATGATCTTTAGTTTTCTCCCACGTAGTTTTCGCAACCACCTTTTCTGTTATCCTTTTTATACCCTTCTTATTCTTTAAAACTTTAATAGCATCGGCTACTGCTTTCCTTCCTTTCTTTGTAGATAGGTCTACCTTTTTTCCTAAGATAGCTGTAAGTATTGTTTCTCTTTGTCGGTTATATCTTTCGTGCGTTTCTTGAGCTTCTAGTTTTTGTCGTGTACCCTCAACTAAACCTAACTCTTGTAGCAACTGTAGTGCTGTACTTAATGAGGAGACATTATCAATTTGATTCTTATTAGCTTGTCAACCTCAGCCAATATAGATTTAATACTAGCACTAGGATCAACTGCGCTTATCCATTTTTTTATTTTAGACGAAAGGGGTTTGTTCTTTTTAGATAAATCTTTTAGTGCGGTATCTATATCTCTGTTAAGAGTCCGGCTATTAATAGTGTTAACCTCTTCAATAATCTCTTCGGTTATTGTGTCAAGGTCTGAATGTTTTATCTTATCTATCTTGGCTAATAATTCTTCTACCCTCTTGTTTGTTTTTAAAACATCTAAGGGTAATGCCTTCCTTACAAAAGTTTTTAGCTTTCGTTTAAAGTCTTGTAGGCTTCTGTAAGAATCTAAATCTCTTATTAAATGTCTCGCTTCTTTAATTCTGTCAGTCATTTCTCTTGGCGTACCTAATTCATGCTGTGCCCTTACTGCTGTTTCCATTTCAGTTTTCTGTGAGTCAGTAGCATTTTTATACGCCTGAGAGCTTCTAAGCTTCTCTAACGCCTGTTCTATAGTTAAGACAGGTTTACCCTTCTTCTCCCGGGTTAAGCTCTTAAACAGCCTATTACCTGCTACAGGGCCTATATTAAGAGAACCAAACACACTAGGTAGGTTCGTTAACTCCTTGTCAGAAATCTTAAGAATCTTTTTAATTTCCTCTCGTTGTTTCTTTTGGATTTGTTTTAAGGTTGGCTTTTTAATTCCTGAATCTATAAGCTGTTGCTTTATATTAGTATGACCAATACCTTTCTTAACAAGAACACTAATTAAATCTTTAGTAGACACGTTGCCTAACTTGCCCGCTCTAACATAATCAAATAGCGTGGCTTCAGTGCCAACCTTTTGATCTCTGAATGTCCACTCCTGAGGTTTAGCAGCCTTTCCCTTTTTTTCCTTTTCACTTATAGAGGACTTGTCAAAAACTACCACATTTTGTACTGTTCCCGACTTAAGTTGTGACCCATCAGTATATTCTGCAGCTTTAAACCCTCTCTCCTTTAACTGTGAGATTACCTTATTTACATTTTCTTTTCCTATATAAAAATCCTTAAATCTAGGGTCTATTAATTCATAAGTTAATCCTTCAGAGGTGTCTATATCAAGGTCTTTCATTGTGTCTAATAAAACTTTTTCTGAAGCTATAGAGCTCTCATCTATCTCAATCTCTATAACTCTACCCCTATTACCCGCATACTCATTAGCCTCCTCTTTACTAGGAGTTAAATACACAAGTCCCGTTCTATCTCCTAGTTCATCAAAAGATTTAGGACTCCCTGTATATAGAGTTTTTTTCTTACCCGCCCCCTCTGTTTCAACATCCTTCTGTTGGTCTCTACTTAGTGGACCTCTTTTTTTTCTGCCCTCACCCTTTAGCATAACCACATCTTCTTTAGTTATGGTTGCACCTGCTGAAACTTTAGTAGATAAAGCGTTTAACATATCAATAACCCCGGTGTCTGTTTGTAAGTATGGTCTTACAAAGTCTCCTAGTTTTTTACTAATAAGATTTGCTATATCAAGTAGGAATTTTTTAACCCTGTTCTTTGCTCCAATGTTTAGGTTTTTATAATTACCCGCTAAGTCTCCAAACAATTCTGACAACTGCTCTTCACTTATTAAACCATCTTTATATCCTTCAGAAAACTTTTCAAGCTTAGTGATATCAGCTTTAGAAAGAAAAGGTTTAACCTGTTCAATCATAGTATTAGTAAATTCAGTCAAAGCTTCTTGACTTCCCCTAAATACTTGGTCAACTATAGCGTGAAAAATCTCATGCCCTACCGTACTGTCTATCATTTTAGCTGCATTCAAATGTATAGCTCCCTGCTTACCATCACTAACATACTTACCTCTATTTGTATCTCCTGTATATTTTTTATACTCAGCCTCAGTAGTATGCAGTATTAACTTTACATTAGGAAGTAAAGCCTTAATAGCATTAGAAGCTTTTGTCGCTTGGTCTACAAACTTAGCATAGATAGACAAGTCTTTAACCTGTCCTTTATTATTTACTTGGAAGTTCTCTGTAACATCTTCAGTTGTTTCTGTTCCTGATAAATCTAATCCTAATAAGTCAGCAACCTCTTTCTCTTCGGCGGTAAGCTGAGTTTGCTCTACCCCTTTATATTTTTCTTGAAGAGCTCTCTTCCCCTGATCCACCAACTCTTGTTGTTTTGTTTTAATTTGTTCAGAAGTAGGAGTATCTATACCGTCTTTTTTTAATTGCTCTATAGCATACTCCTCAGACACCTCTACTCTTTCTTTAACTTCATTACCTTGTTCGTCTGTAAAGGTAAATTCAAAAATCTTTGTTCCCTTTGCTGCTTCATTTATTATTCTTATCTCGTCCTTTATTTCTTTAATCCTCATCTTAGAAGTCTCTGTTCCTTCACCCTTCTCTTTTAAATCTTGAAGCTCCATTTCTAATCTAACAAGTTTCTCTCTTGCTGCTTTAGGTAGGTTTTCAGTTATAGGATCAAGGGATTTAGCTATTACCCCCTCTTTAAATGCTGTAGCTTTTTTCTGTTCCACAAACCTTGCCATCGCATTGTCATTCTTTATATCAATAGTAGCACCGGCAATAGCATCTTGAGAGGTCTCAGGATCGTTTATCCATTTTTTAAAGTCTGCTGCCGTCCACTCCTGTCCATTAACTTTATACTTAGGGGAGTAAGCCATACCCACCCCATAAGTAATAGGAGCGTTCCATAATGCACCAATACCTTCAAGGTATATATCCTCTCCTATATAATCTTGACCGGCCATTGCCATTCCTGACACCTCACCCAAAGAACCACCAAACACATCTATTCCTGACACAGTTGTCATAGCAGCCATCTTTCCTCGCATTCCTGCACCCATCATATTGGCTACTCGAGGAGCAACCTTTATTCCTAAGGCCATAGCAAAAGCTTCTACCGCTCCAATAGCTATACCTCTCCCTAGAGATCGGTTAACAAACCTTTTCATTTTATATTCATTATTAAAAAGACGTTGTACATTCTCTACAGTCATGTTGTCTATACCTCCTAACTCTTCTTCAAGTAGCTGACCAAAAGTTAAGGTTGTTTCTAGGGTGGCTGTCATAGCGAGCATAGCTGTAGGGATAGAGTAAGGCAGAGCGGCTAGATTAGTTATTCCTACTCCGGGCGCACTACCAAATGCACCAACCCCTGTAGCAACACTGTGAACTGCACTAAAAGCAGCAGCTCCTCTTTTCATAATATAAGGATTGGTTAACATGGCAAAAGATGTAGCCATTAAGTCAGGAAGACTTTCAGGGTCAGCAGCAGTAGCTCTTACCATCGCTAACAATCCGGGCAATCCTTCCTCTCTGTATTTGTTCATACGAGTATACCAATTCTGCATCGTCTCCGAAGGGCCATACTGTTGAGCTTCTTTCATAGCCTCCCTCATATTGTTTATGTCATCCTCGCTTACCTCATTAGCCTTACCATAAAATACTTGAGTCCACACTTTTCCTAGCTCATCTACAGAACCACTCTGCCCACGACCAAGTGCTGCGGCGTGCCACATTCTACCCAAAAAATTTGAACCCGAACCTACACCCGCAAAGTCTGCTAAAAATTTATCACCGTAATTTTTTTTATCCGAGTAATCAGTAAAAGCTAGCATCTCGTTTCGTTCCTTCTCCATATCCATCACCTTCAGTCTGTCTTCTTCTAGCTTCTTCCATCTCGCATCTAGGTCTTCGGCTTGATTTTTAATTTCTTGTCTCTGTGCTAAAAACTCTTTATATTCTACCGGATTTTGTTTTATTTTGTAAGGATTCCAATAATGCCTAGGGTCTTGTCTAAACGTATTACCCTCTTCTTGTAATGCTAGTGACTCCTGTATTAAAGCATCCTCTGCATTCCTAAATGAAAACACCATGTTATCAAGATCCTTAGCACTGACAGCAACATTAGGATTGTATTCTTCCTGTGGCCTATTGGTTTCATAAAAATCTTGTATGGTTTGTTGGTCGGTTGCCGTATGCAGATGTTTCTGCATTATCGGACTTATAGGAAGACCGAAACGTGAAGGCTTCATTCTTTTTTTGGTTTGAACCACAAGCTCATTTTTGTTGGGGGCTATCATTTTTACTTCGACCCCTTCCTGTTCAAAAGAAAAACCGGAGTCTTTAAAAAGTCTATCTAACAACTCAACAGCTTCTTTAGGTTTAGTGGTGTTTAATATCCTTCCTACTTCATCTATAGCCTCTGAATATCTATCTGTGGGAGGCTTAAGTCTATCGTGTAGTTTTATTCCTTCCTGTTGTTGAATCTCATAAGCTGCTAGCTGATTAGTACCCTCTTCTTCTTCTATACCATATTCATCAGGATTAATATCGAATACAGACTCATACCTAACCTTCCATTCTTTTTTATTTTTCTCTATAACAAGAAGAGCTTCTTCTTTAGAAATATTTTCTACATCAGGGTCTTTTCCTGTTATTTCCATGTAGTCTGATTTCCAACGAGTAGGATGTGAGTCGGATTTTAAATTAACCCCATCAAGACCTTTACTTCCCCAATGATATAACCCGTCTTGTTCACTAACCGAGGGTGTAAGGCCGGCTTTCCACGCCCCCCTATAATCATAATTCGCTCCATCTATCTGCGGCTCTTCTTTGTATTTTTCTACAAACTGCTCCTTCCATGCAATTACATCAGGATTAGTATTCATAAAGTTTTGAAATTCTATCTCCTCACTTTCGGACAACACCGAGAAACCATCTGCCAAAGGTAAATCCATACCTTCGTCTTTTTTTTTTAAGTCTACTTGGTCAGCATACTCAGGATATTTTTCTATAATTTTAGTTGCTAATTCTAGATTATCCATATCCTGATACTCAGGGTATTTGCTTTTTATTTTTTCAGCAAACTCATCTGTAGACAATAATTGTATTGGGTCTCCGGTCATGATAGTTAATCTATAAAATTCCTAATGTATCTTGTGGCTTACCTTTATCTTGGTACTGACTCATGTCAGATTTTCTGTATACGTTGCCTTTAGGATCCACCATATTCTGTTCAGCTCTAAGTTCATTTAATAGCGCATTATAAAAATCTTCTACTCCTTTAGCAAATTGTAATCTATTATCTCCCTTTTCCCAAGGTAGAGATGCCTTATATTTTGTTCCATCTTCTTTAATAACCTCTATCTCAACACTACCTTTTTTCTTACGATTCGGCCATGAGTCCTTTATCGTATTAAATTTAACTTCCGCATCAAAGTATCCTATCTGACCCAAAGTATTTTGCAATGTTTTCTCAGCCCATGATTTTGCCTGCGATAGATTGCTTATCTTAGTAAGATCAGTGATAGCATCAATAGATTGACCTGCCTCAGATACTCCCTCTTGTAATACTATTTCTGACATATTAATGTCAGCAGGCACAACTCTTTCTTTACCGCCGTGGGTTTTTGTTTTGCCATGAAAAGAGGGATCATCTGATGCTGTAAACCTAAAACCTGAACCATAAGCAGTCAGGAAGTCTCCTTGATATTGACCTGCTCTTGCAGGGTTAATATAACTGTTAAGCTTTTCGGCTACAATATGGGGAGGGATATACATATATTTGTCTACCTCATCTGTGGGATTCCCCTCACTATCCATTGGATACACTCCATCATATACTTTTCCATTATACTCGAAGTTATCAAAGTCTTTCGTGTACACCTTCCAAATAGTAGGATTTCTTGGCTCTTGTGTATCAGTTGTCCGAAAAGATACAGTTATTTTGGCAGGATCAGTAGTTATCTCCTGCATGGTCTCACCACTCCTCGCCGCTATAGGACTATTGTTATAATTCTGTATCGTAGTGTCTATTGTAGCTTGTTGTGCTACAGGATTGCCTGACATAAGTATATCTAACTCCCTGAAATTGCCAAGAATTTCTTTATCTCCTGCACTTAATCCACCTTTTGATTGACCTGTTAGTTGTGTTTTCTGTCTCTTAACCATCACATCTAGGTTTGCATGGATTTGGCTTTTAACCGCATCCTCTTGTTCTTTATTAAACTCTATAATTGGATTACCGCTATCGTCCGGATTAACTTTAAGTAATACTTTATTTTTATCTTTCTTAGCTTCTTCAGGGTCCCAAGTAAAATCCCAAGGTTGTTGTGTTTTAGGGTTTGTTTTTGTTATGTCTACAAGGATACTCTGAGCAGCATAAGGGTTTGCTAAAATAGAATTAGTAATACCATCTCTATATTTTTTGTATGCGTCACTTTTTGTTGGGTCGTCAATTAAAAATCCACCACTATCATATTGAAATGACTTAATATCCTTAGCGTTTTCAGCAAGATAACCATTCAAATTAAACACATCATACTCATTAACAAGTCTTTGATTTAAAGAAGCTATACTTAAAAATGAACCGGGAGTATCATCAATGTCAGAAGTGAATACTCCATCTACCATTTTTCTTTTAGCTAAACTAACTTCATAGTTTGTGGGATTAATATATAAGGCATGGGAATTAAAGTTAATCATATCTTCCATGTCGGCCATTAAAAATTGTTCCAACTTAGAGGAGCAGTTTATATCGGGGTTGGTAGCACAGTCTGCTGACATTCTTTCAAACTTAACCTTGTATGCTTCTTGAAATTTTTCGGCTGCATCAAACACCTGTTCTGTACCATCTATAAGGTTTTGATTTTGCAGAGTGTATTGTCTAAGATTTAGCTCCCCTCTTTTTAAAAGGTCAGTAGATATTAACATCATCTCTCTAGCTTGCTCGCTATAATTAAATAAAGCATCGTTAGCTCCTTGGTGTTGGCCTTGCGGAGAATCAGAAAGTATCTTTCCGAAATCCTTAGAGTATTGATCTATCTCTGCTTTTTTTTGCTCTCGTAAAGCAATAGTCTCTTGAATGGTATCGTTTATACTTTTACCTACTTCAGCCCAATTTATTTGGCTGCTAGCATCTCTTTCAACATAACCGTAATATGATTTTGCCATAAGTTAATTATTAAAGTTCTCCTTTATTTTCTTTAGTACCGTGTCTTAAGTTTATAGATTGAAGAAAAGGATTCATAAAATCATAAGGAGTTTTATGCATCTCATAAGAACTTCTAAACTGAGGTGTTTGAAAATACATTGCGCTTTGAGTCGGCGATAACCCTTTCCTCCATTCTCTATAATCTTTTACGCTCATGTCTCCAAAAAAGTCACCATAGGTACGAGACAATCCCGTATCAAAGTCTACCATGTCAGGTATACCATCTCCATCAACATCACCAAATTGACCCGCTTGATATGGCCCATATCCCATCGTGCCCTCCCCCGGTATCATTCCCTCCATAGCCTGAAAAGCTCTTAATTCTCCTGCGGGATCCTTTCCATACAAAGGCATCATTGCCATTCCTTGTTGTAGTGTGCTAGTAACTCCTTGCCATCCTTGCTTTGTAGCCTCATTAGCGAGCCTCTGATAGTCAGCTACAGCTTTAGCTGCCCCTTCAACTTCTTTTAAACTTATCTGTGTTTTTAAATCTCTCAATCTTGCATCTTCGCTTGCTATAAGAGTTTCTATATCCATCATTTCATCTACTTGCCTGTCGGTTATATCCGCTTGTGCTTCTTGTTGAGCCGCTAACACTCTTCCTGCTGTTCCCGATATACCTCTAACACCTGCCTCTTGTCCTGCTTGCAGAACTCCGGCTCCCTGAGATAATAGAGCCTCTCTTTCACGATCATAAGGAGTTTTTTGAATAGCCATTTCTTCAAAGAAATTTAAATCCAACCCTTCCTTTGCTTCTGCTAACGCTTGTTCAGCCTTAACTTCCGCATCTTCCATTTTATCCTTCATCTCTCGTGCGGTTTTAAAACTTTTAACCGTTCCGACAATATTGCTAATCAAGCCTATTCCTGCTATTATTGTAGGTGCTCCCATAATTAATTTATTCTTTTAACCAACTCTGTTGATATTGTTCCTTTGCTATATCCTGACTTGCTAAAATATTTTATCAGAGCAGGATGATTATTATTAGTGAACACATACTTGTGTCCTTGATTCTTAGCTATTGTTTCTAATGTAGATACCAATAAATCTAAGCCCTTCTTTTTATTTCTTTTTTTATACCTATTGTTTGATATCACCCAAGTTATCCAAGCTACTTTAGAATTGGTATTATATAAAAAAGCTGCGCACACAGGCGTAGTGTCGTCATATACTATGGCTCCCCCCTCCCCATCTTGCGGTAAAAAATCTCTCTCCGGAGGCATTTCCCATCCCCAATCTTTCCACCATCCAACAAGTGTATTATCATAATCCTCGTATGATAACGGTCTAATAGTTAATTTCATTACTACAAAGATAACAAAATTAAGGAAAACTTTTCATATAATCAGACTTCACAGCAAACAACTCTTCTATACCACCCGAGGCATTTGTAAGAGTAAATTCTAAATAATGACCTAGTAATCCATGTGATTCTGCAGTAATTGATTTAGCGTAATAGCTAAACAATCCCGGTGCAGGCACAGGAGGAGCAGGTATTAGTGTTGCATAATAGTCAACAACAATAGTATTGGTTACAAAATTAATATCTGTTATAAGTCCTGATATTTGGTTAGTCACATAGAAGGCATCACCTACACTTAACATAGGTGGTAAGTCAATAAGATAAGTTACCACATAACAGTTAGGACAAATTGCAGGGTCAGGGGTAGATGTATCAATGTTACCAATACCACCCATAGACCGTTGCTTATATTGTTCACTACCTGCATCGGTAGCTGTGTTAGCTCCCGTAGTTCTTATATAACTAAAGAAGTCTCCCTCTTTCTTTTCAAAATCTGTAGTGCTAATCTCACCTACATTAGGCAGATCTGTGGTCATCGCCACACTCCATGCCCCTGTCGAATTTAACTCTAAAGTTTTAAATAGTTTATTGCTCAGTGGTCTTTCATTAATAACACTTGTTATAATAGACGTTCCCGATATACCATAAAAATTATTTCTAGGAACAGATGCACTATTATGTCGCCATAGCGATCCTCCACTGAAAGAATAAAAATAGTTATTCATTCCTACCATCATCTCAGGTTTATAAGTATAGAAAGAAGGCCACCCTTTTGAGTTTTCGCTAAATGATAATGTATAATATGTTGCCATAGTTTTTTATTTAATATTAATTAACACGCCACTAGTTCTGAACAGTCTTTAATACAGGTTACAATTCCAAACTCATCTACATACATCCACATAGGAGTAAGGGTAATAGGCATAGTGTAATAATAATACCCCGAATCTAATTGAGTTGCTGCACTATCATCTTTAAATACCATGTCATTTAAGTAGGGAATATCACCGTCTAATGTTCCTGCATTAGAGCACGTATTTGTACCTCCCGCAACACCCGGAACACAAGGAGCGGATGTTGTAAGCCCATCATCGTTGTCGCCACCAAAAGCATTATGAGCAATATAACAAGGTTCACCGGGGTTAGTTGCAGGTGGACCGCTCGCACACATACTAGATATAGAGTTTGCATCTGCGCCATTTAATGTGCTTGCTTTATAAACAAGAAGGTTAGCTATTTGAGGTAAAAGTTGTGGGCATTCTACTTTAGCAGTAAATTCAGTGTTAGAAGTAATACTTGTAACTTCCAAGTTTAGTCTTTGCTCAACAGCATCGGCCTTATTTATAACACACATTACCCACCCCGGAGAATCATACAGATCATTAACATTATCTGTTCCGTATAATTGAACTTGTGGAGTAGAAATTCCTATTTGATGATATATTGATGTTTGTATATAAAGTCCACCACTACCATCATAAAGCCATATTGGATAAGTACAAGTCTGATTACATGCTGTGGTAGTAGCAGGGTAAGTCCATAGGTTATAAGAAGTATCTCCTGTTCCACCCATAAAAACCTCTATTGGACATAAACCAAATAAATCTTCATCCGGAGCAGCAGGACCCACGTAAGTAAATCCATTGCCGGGTAAATTAATATTCCCTAATGGATTATAAATACCATTAGCTATTCCTTCCGGAGCAAATCCAATATCACAAAACGTACTGATTACGCCTCCCGCTTCAACTACACATGGTATCGCTGACGTAGGGTTATTATTGGTATTCATTCCGCCTATATATATAGGTAGGTCAAATAAAGCAAGTTCAACACCACTATCTGAATAAGGAGAACCATATTGATCGTAAGAATTAGGATCTTGACCGTATACTGTCGTCTGCCCTAAACTAGAACTGTCACAAACAGTTGGGTCAAGGTAACATGTTGTTCTTGTGGGTGTTCCGGGAAGCCCTACTCCTGCCTCATAAATCGTGGTCTCCTCAATATAGATACCGTTTGATCCACTTAAATTATAACCACTACCACCGCTGCTAGCTCCTGAATTATTATTGTTTATAGTTGACATACTGTTGTATGCATATTGAGTATCGCTAAGATCTCCACTTGCATTTTCAGAACCTCTAATAGAAAAGCTATTACTTTTTGTCACTACAGTACCATCAGTATTTAGTAATTTAACAAACAAACCTTTAGGATTTTGTCCTGTAAATACTCTCACAATAACTGCTCCTGTGGCTACACCTAATGAGGCTTGAAGTCTATATATACCACCACCCGCTATACTACTGTCTGTTTGAATTATGTCACCACAAGCTGCAGGCTCAGGAACATAAGACACATTTGTTTGTGTAATAATACCATGAGTTATTTCAAATAGTTTAGGGTCTCCATTAGCATCTATATATCTACACCAATATGGTGTAGAAGGGTTACTGTTATCCCCATAAAGAGGCTGCTCTCCATTCTCATCTTTAAACACTAAATCCCATCTATTAGGAACACCTTCAGTATATTCAGTTAAAGGTGCATATTGGGGGAAATTAGGACTTACTCCTTGAGCTCCCGGAACATGAAACACTTCGTTAGACATATCTCCACTTGTAAATGCTTGTAGTTGAGTAGGGTAAGGCTCACTACACATATATTGAGGCTGAGCTCCCAAAATAGGATAGGATATTCTGCTTAATTTTTTAGGACAATTAGTATTAATAACAATATCAAGACCATTGTCACTGATTGGTAGCCCCGGACTTTCAGCATTACACGCAAGAATTTGCAACTTCATTACCGCTCTCGTCATACTAGGGTCAGACTTTGGTAATACTGCAGTATACCAACCCCTATACCCCCCTTCAGTATTATAATAATGCGTGTTCTGTGTTAATGTGGATAACTGAACCTGATCTCTACTTACCGTTACTGATGCATCTGCGGGCCCTGCTACCCATTCATACTGAGGCCCTAAATTTGTTGACCATGTCCATGTTGGTATTCCGCCCGGAGGAGCATGGGTAATAGAAGGGTTAGCAATAAAAGGTATACTAGGAGCAGGAACTGTCGTGGGGGGTCCTCCCGGACAATCAGGACAGTTAACAGCATCATATTCATAATAATTAGGTTTATTGTTAGGTACTTGCAACCAAGTGGGTGGAGCAGCACAGTTTGTAGGGGGAAAAGGATTATAATAAATACCACCAAATGATGTAGCCGGCGGGCCTCCTTGAAATCTCCCTGCTCCTCCTACATATAAAAACTTAGTGTCATCTGTTAAGGGATATCCTGCAAGTCCACCTGAAGGATCTCCACCATAATTAAGTGTTCCATCGGGCTGATAAGTAAGGCTTCTTTGATATCCTCCATCAGGTGCTCCTAAATATGGGAAGCCATCAGGGGGAGTCGGAGCAACACTAGGCGTGCTTCCTGAAGCAGAGAAGTTGTTGGTAGATATAGTTATGTTTCCAAACTCATCTTCATTGTCTAATAATAATCCACATCCTGCGCCATATTCATTTCTAAAATATACCCTTACAATAACCGCCCCTGTCGTACCTGTGCCTGATCCTAAATCAATAGGAATTTTATATGTTCCGTGAAGATCTGTACCTAGTGGGGCTGTGGGAGGATATGCCGCATCAACTTTAATTCTAATTGCCTTACTAGCATCTAAATCATTACAAGGAGTAATACATGTCTCACACTCTATAGGGCCTGCACCAAATGCACTCAATGCCCCACTCAATGTTCCATATTGATTAGGAGCTACTCCCTGTACTGTTAGATACCTAACAATAGCACCATCAGAATAATATCCCTGAGGAGCTACAGTAGTTAAAGCTATGTCAGTAAACACACATGTCGCTAAGGACAAGTTAGTTGCATCTAAAAAATATTCGGTTGAAGTAGGCATAATCTATTTTTTTAATATTAAGTACATGTTCCCGGCGTGTATGGCACAGTAGGCGTTCCACAATCTGTACAACCTGCCGCATCACCACAGGATTGTATGGTTATATCCACAATACTATCCACTGTCCATTGTGATCCATCTGCATTGAAAGGGAGTGAACCGGGGATAAGGTAAGGATAAACACTTGAACACACTGTTATACAGCTACCTTCTTCCTCAGTAACATAAGGGGGAAGAGTGACTGTATCTGTCGCCGGTGCAGATCCCGGAGTGATAACTGTAAACGTAAAAGGATATTGAGAAGTTTTAGCTTGTAGTCTATAGCATGTATAATTTCCTGCTCCACAACTACAGTCACAACACACCTCGTTTAGTATTGTAGAGTCTCCGATTGCCCCCGGATCATGGCATAACCACTCGGATTGTCTTTCTCTTATGTCAACAAGTAAATATAAATGCGGATCACTATTAGGAGCTACAGGAGCAGGCATTTGAAACACTCCTTTATATTTTAGTGCCCCATTCTGTGCAGGAGTAACCCATTGTTGTCCATCCCAACTAAAGAAGTCGGGACCTAAAGGATTTATAGCAACACTATTAGCTAATAAATCTACCGCATCCTGTCGGTTGGTTCTGTCATAATCAATATTTGTTCTTAAATACCTAAAGCTATGTTTGTTTACATCAAACACAATATTAAGAGCACTGTTAACATTAGTGAACTGAGTGTCGTCACCCTGAACAATGTAACCCAAGTCTGATAAGTCTAGTATCATTTCCACATAATCACCCACATTAGGAGCTTCTGCCCCCTGAACTAATCCTTGCCATTGGCTATCGTTCCAACCACCCCCTGCATTAGGTGGATTCAACCAACCATCCGGAATAAATGGGTATTGAGGGAAATTATCATTACCTATCGGAGTCTGATAAATGTCTTGAACAATATTTCCATTACCTAAAGTGGCAGTATTTTCCCAAGCAGAAAAATACTCTATTAATTGTTGATTAACATTTCCTGCTATCACTCCATTTTGAGCCTGCCATTGCCAACTTAACAAAGGATTAACTAAACACACCGCATCCGGTCCATTTGCGGGGTCATAATATGTAGCCGTATTAGAAGCGGGACAGTTTCTTTGAGAAGTGTACAACACTGTATCTACATTTATAGGGGTTGGAGTAGCACAATTTAAAGTGGCATTCACATCAAATGAACCTGCACCGGTCATAGTAGTAGGATCAGGAGTTATAATTACGTATGCTTGAGTTGGAACAGGAGTATCTTTAGTCCATGTTACAGTATTAGGATTAGTATTGCTAGCTATTGGAGTTGCGGGAAACACGTCAGTTCCAAGTGGCCATTGAACCTGTATAAACGCCTCACTAACAGCACCGGTATCGGTAGGTGTCATATTAAAAGTCCATGAAACATCCCCTACTGATCCCTCGCCATCCTCCGGAAACTCTACCCAAAAAACCATAGGAGCTAAATCTCCGGGCGAAGTAAAGGTAGTAGTTGTTCCACATGCTATTACATCTTGCTCTGTTTCAATATCACTTATTATCACATCACATTCTCCGGGAGTAAAAAATAGAGATCGGTCTGTTAACGATACCACATATTCATTCATATAAGGATCAAACCCTCCAAGCTTTTGAGTGTATACATTGATAGATGAGGTTAGCTGTCCGTTAAAGGCATCTCTGAACCAACTCCTCATTCCGTATTCTGATAACACCTGAAGCTGTTCATTTTGTCCTGAAGAGCCTCTAAGGTTTAATACTGCTCCTCGTTTTTCGTCAATGAAAAATTTATCTAACCCAAACTCTACATAGCTCTCAGGGTTGTTGCTAATACCAAATCTTTCTGTTCTAGCTATCTGTGTTCCTAAAACTTCAGGAACAGAAGCTACTGTACCACCACCTGAAGAGTCACTTAATAAATTCTTTCCTGCTAACACATACGATATCTTATCTTCCTGTAAAACAAGAACATCGGTATCTCTACCGCTAAGTATTTGCACCTTGCCAAAACTATCTTCTAGCGACTTCCAATTAACAAGACCTAAATTAAACTCATTAGACTTATTAATGTTGGTTTCATTATTAATTATTCCACTATATGTAATATCAGCATAGCGATGTGCTCTTCTGTAGTCCTCATTAGCAGTTGCTGTTACACGTTGACCTAATAAGAAATATCTTCCTGATAAAGAATCATTTACTTTATAGCTTTCCACTCCATTGCCAAATGCAAAACAGTTGAAAAAAGATAAATTAAAAACTCCGGTTGTTCCTGTAAGTGCTGTACCCACTACTTGACTTACATCGTTATTAGCCGCAATACCTTGGTGAGAGCCTGTAGCTACATCAATGGGGTAGACATCAGAACCTTCGTACCATAAATCAGGATTCGCAGGCCTTCCTTCTGTCTCAAATGCGACTACCTCTTCTTGAAAGCTAATGTTAAATGCGCATTCAATTTTATTTAACTCACTAGTTCCACCTCCTGCACGAACTAAAAACTGTATCTCGTTATCAGGGTCAGTTCCTCCGGCAGGTGTTTGAGACCACCTTAAAAATATAGTACATGGATTAGAGTCACAATCATACTGTGGAGTAGTCCATGCCGTTGTAGGGTCTGTTAGGGGAGCAAGGGATGGGTCATAATCGATAGTTACACCTCCACTGCAACCAACAAAAAGCTTCTCTCCTTCATTTACCATATCTGTGTGAACATCCATTCCGTTAAAAAAATCGATGATATTATTATAGTCTTGATCTGCTATATATCTTTTATGAAATCTCCACTCTACTTGACTATCTGTTCCTGAACCCACAACCGTATATCCTAGGGCTCCTTTTTTAAACCATCTTAATCCAATGGTGATATTAGTACCTTGAGGTATAGACATAGGTGTATAGATAGGTTCACCGTTTGCGTTTAATCCTGTTGATGTTCCACTTAATCCTCTATAGTATAACTCGGGACAAATATTAGGAATTATTTCTCCATCAGGGAGGACAGTAGATACTTTAGTACTTTGAGTTACAGGTATACCTACCACCGGATATGATGGTGCAACATTTGAAGCAGTAGAAAAAGGAAAGTTTGACATCTCCATATACACTCCTGCAGGCACATATAAGTTTTGATTAGCATTAGCAGGATCAGGAACGGTAATAAAGTTTTCTTCCTGAACTTCTTTTCGTAATACCGTAGCATATACACATGTTCCTACTGCGCCATTAGCATCCGTTTTTACTAGAAGCTTATCTCCCGCCTCTACCTTTTGAGCGTTCTCTCCTTCTAATAAGAAGTATGTAATTACTGTTCCCGGAGCACCTGATGCTGATTCAGGAGAAGTAAAAGAGTTTTTTGCATATATAGTCTCATACCCTTCTTCACTAGGCTTCATCGCAAATTTAAAATGCGTAGCCCATCTTGGTGCAACCATAGTCGATGGCATAGTAACACGAGCTTTATTAACTCTATCAGATAGGTAGCATGGAACAAAAATATTACTTCCCGATGAACCGCCTCCTTCAGTGGCAGAAATTTGATTACTTGTTATAGGTGTAGTAGCTCTATTCCAATCATCCATATAAATGATTCCCACCTCATATCCTCTATTACTATGTAAACTTTTATTATCAGCAGCATTAATTATACTTGCTCCTAGGTTAGCAAAATTAGGGACTACAACAGCAAAACTTCCTCCCGGCATTGATCCTGTAGATCCGGTAGGATTAGATATTACAGGAGGTGGACCTGCATTATTAAGGGGGACGTACACCATAGGATGCAACCATAACTTAAATTTATTTGGGTCTGCAGGCATTGAATCAAATCCTACAGCCATAGTAGCTGACCCGGGATCTCCGGGCGCAGGACCTGCAGTAGGAGGAAATACTTCCGAAGCAGATAGGTATTTATATCGGTATGTTGGTTGTAATGGAGCATCTTGTACGGTTAATGAATACCGTGCATTAATAAGATTAGTTAAATTGTAACCCCCACTTTGCCCTGTAGCAATAGCCGATGAAGCATTAAACGGCTGCGCAATACCACCTTCTAAGGCTGTTTGTATTCCGATTGCTAACTGAAAAGCCACACTTGACACCATTTCAGTGACACTACTAAAATCTTGAGGCAAAGTCCACCGAAAGTTTACGAGACTCCCCCCTGCAAATGGAGATGATCCGGGAGGATTAGGACCTGCCCATGTGTCAAAAGGAAATCCGGGTATATTGGTCCATTGCCAAAAAGGATTAGCCCATCCTATATTAAAGGTTAAGTTTAAAGTAGATCCTGCCGTTAAGGGTATATTACCAAAATCTATCTCTACTTCATTATTAGGAATATTTGCATAGGTTTGCCCATACACATTTCTGTCGGCTGCAAAAAATGTAGGAGTGGCCGCCTGAACTCCTAACTCTTTAGAGGTTAAAATGGTGTCATATATAGGCTTAACAATAGAATCAAACTTATCCACTAAATTATACTGTTCTTGATAATTACCATACATCAATCTATTCCCCATAATAGTTTGTGCTTTAGCTACGATAGGAACATTGTCATAAAGCCTAAGGATTTCATACTCAGGAAGCACAGTATAAACTTTACTGTTATCAAAAGTAATACTGTATGTGCTATTGTTATTAAGGCCTAATTGATTTTTATTAAATCGATCTATAATTTTAATCAGTGAAGTGTCGGAACTTTTAAACACCACCTCAATGTCTGTCACTAATTCATTTCCTGTTTCAAACAATACTGTTACTGCATTGTATTTATTAATCATCCCCTCGTTTAAATCACTGTCTTGGCTATAGAAAAAAGGTTCAGGAGAAAAAGCGATTTCACTAAATGATGATAACGCAGAAAACTCTCCACCTTCATATCTATATCTTGTAGCAAAAGAAATCATTTTATCTTCTATGTAATTTCTCTCAGTTCCGTTATTGCTTAAAGTGATAGTAGGAGAATTTGTTGGTGGCTCTTTAATAACCATTATCTCTTTAGCGGTGAAATTATCTCCTTCACCACACACGCCACCACCTCCCGGCGGAATTGGACACGTTGTGGTAGGGTTTGTTTGAGGGCCCACAGGTGGGGACACACAAGGCTCTCCGTATTGTTTAGTAACATCTATAACTCGTGGAGGGTTATGGTTGTCAGTAAAAAACAAAAAATTATCTATTAGGTTAACCCCTGTAATTAAATTGTTGGGGTTGAAATTTAAAGTTGTATTCCATTGAGTGGTACAGGGAATACAATCGTATACACTAATAATATGATATATCAAATTTTGACTGTTCACATTATAGGATAATATCATATCCATCCTATGTGTATTTTGATAAATAGTATAAGCAGTTCCCGGTGCAGCAAACATATCTCGTGATAAAACTAATACGGTGTTACCTGTTATAGCAGTTACATAAGCAAAGTTGTTAGGGTTAGCATCTTCTACCACAATAGCCCCCACCACTGTTCCGTCAGTTTCAAAGGTAGCTCCTCCGTCTACTAGCTCATTAGGAGATAAAGCTGTATTTGTTCCTGTAACAATCGCTGCTCCCAACGGAGCCCCATCAGGATAGGGGCCCATCCATGATGGGTCGTGAACAAACCAATAAATAGTTTCATTAGCTTCGTCTGCATATTTACCTATACATGTAGCAAAAGGGCTTAGGTTGGTAGAATAGTTTTCTCCCGGCAAAGGGAACGCTATAGAGGGAGTGAGCTCAATGTTTCCTTTTGCATTTTCAACTGAACCGATCTCTGAATTTTCTGTAGACCCAAGCCTTACATTTTGAGCATTGACATACTCTCCATTCTGAAGTAACCTTTCATCGATAGACTTATTCATTCTACCGGCCACAAAATTTCTTTGAGTCTTTGCCATTTTATTTTATCCACTTATCCCTTCCTCGTAGATTCATAAGTAATCTACCCGGATGAATATTACTAATTCTGATTTTTGCATTTCGTAACAAAGCACTCTTTTCTTTTCGTGCTCGTGATACTATATATTCTTGAACCCCAAGTCTTGATGATACAATAGCATATCTTATATATGCATAAACAAATTCTTCAAATAATTTATTAACAGAAACCTCTCCATCATTTCCATTCGCCATCCCATCTGAAATATATTCAAGGATACATTCTTCATTGGCCATAGTAGAATCAAAATTAATAACACCTGCTTTCTTGTCAATAGTAAATGTAGGATTAGCATTAGCTGTTTCTGTATTTAACCCAAAACGTGCTCGGCTATGGTAGTCAAAATACCAAGCTCCATCACAGCAGTAACCATAAACCCCATTGAACATAGGATTATTTTTATTTAAATAAATACTTTTTTTACTTCCCATGATTCTATCATGGTCTAGCCCTGAGTATTGAGGCATTAATATCTCTCCGTTTTGAGAAAATAATATCTTGCCTGTGTCATCCTGTAAGTATTCATGAGCACTTGCCACCTGAATATTCTCTGTTAATGGCCTGATATATCCGTCTTTGTATAAAGATATCCTTACCCAATTAACATAATCCGATGGTAATATAAACCGTAATGCCACGTCTACTGTTAATTGTAGAGCTTTGATTTCTTTAAACGCATCATAGTTCAATTCTTGTATTGCTCTCTTAGCGTGGAACAATACCTTGTATCTCTCTTCATTGTTAATGATATTATGATTATCATTATACATTAACATAAAGTTATTTACAATGTCTTGTAGTTTTACATACTGATATGACCCCCAATTCTCATCTGTAGGAATCGTGCCACTATTAGTGTAATATTGAAATTGAGATAAATACGTCATTATTCTTCACTTTGTGTTTCGTTCATATCTTGTGTAGCTCCAAACTTATATATCTCTACTTCTCTAACTGACATTCCTGCGTACTGAAGTATAAGAGCTATTAGGTCTACCTGATTATCTTCAGGAACTTCAAAGTCTTGATAGTCAGGAGCACTTGCATTAAAGATTGGAGTTGATGCCACTAGGTTGTATGTCCATTTAGGAGTTTTAGGATAACGTATATATTGACAAATAACATCTCCCTTTTTATTTATAGTTGATGGATATACCGTTGCTGTCTCGGACACTCCTTCGCTTAATACATAAGCAGGATAAGTTCTAGTAGGAGCAGTAAGCTGAGAACTTGTCAGATTAAATATTTTATATTGACTAACTTTTTCTATCTCAACTATATTGTTAGCATCATATATTCTATAGTCCTGCCCCACATAAGGAATCGCACCTGTAGACATAATGTCCGCACTCAAACTTAATTCCGATACTGAGTCTACTGCAGTAACATAAGCTGTTAGCATAGGGTCTGTAGGAGCTCCTGTTGGGCTTGTATTAACAACAATACTTCCTACCGGTGGAGACTCGGGAATACCCGGAGCAGTTATCACAAACTGATTTAACGTAGTATCTACAAGTTTACCCGCAACTTCTGCGGTAGTTGTACCACTGTATAGCAACGTAGGATAGAAATATAATTTATTAATAAAGTAATAATCAAGAGGCAGATTGTAAAGATTGGCTGTATTAGTAGTGGCCGCAGGCTGATCTAAAACCTGTGTCTTAGCAAAGATAGCTATATCTTGCTCTATGCCATTTTTTATATCAGCATATCCTATCCCTGACTGCCTCATATTTTCTTTATTTATTTGATGATTATAAGAATAAAAGAAATCTTCAAATATAGAAAGTTGTGCTTGCGTAGCAAACAAGTTAAAGTCAGCAGGCGTTACATATCCATAATTATTTTTATTTAATACAGAGAGGACTGTACTATACACTTCATCAATCATAAGACAAAGATACTAAAAAAAGATATATGGACAGAAATTTAAGGGGGACAGCAAAACTGAGTAACGGTCACCGACCTAATACTAATGGGTTGTCCTATTGGATTGAAACAATTAGGTAATTGCTTAGGCATAGAAATAACTTGACTCTCTCCATTTTGCAGTCTTTCTATTTGTTTAGTCAGAAAAGTTATCACACTATAATCTCCCGCAGCTACTGCATCCGATAAGGTGAGTTCTGCCCGAACATTACCGTGGTAAACTATCTCTACAGCACTAACACCATTTGGAATAATAGATACAATATTATCAGCACCTACAATTATTTTTGCCGACTTTGAACCTACTCCTGAAGCTGCATAAGTAGAAGTATTAACAATTAAATATTTAGACATATCAAGTTATCGTTATAGTTGCTACTGAAACATTAGCCCCTCCAATATCTACAAAGGGAATTGTTGAGGGGTATTGTCCTGTTGCAGGATCTTTAGGGCCACCGATAGTATTCATTTCAGCCACTGTCTCCCAATCTTCCCCTGCAGTTGTTACCCGGTTATGGGCACTTGCAAATTTTTCTATAAACCAATTAGCCCATTTATATTCTTCTGCTATTACTACAGCTCTATTTAAAGTAATAGTAGCTTTCTTTCCATTGGAATAATAAATAAACAAAGTGGTTAGAGTATTTCTTGTGTCCTGCATAATTCCTACTATACCATCTACCGATAAGTATGTAGGATATCCTCCTGTTCCTATTATAAAATATCTTCCCATAACTACAAAGATAATAAAAAAAGGGGACTAATGTCCCCTTCTTCACCTAAGTAGCGATTTACTTTCTATCTATAGGATAGCAGTTACCGCTTGACTTAACTCTACATCAAGAGTGGAGTTGGTATAGCTTTGATTCCAAACCTGTATAATAGCATCTTCTATTGTTACTTTATCAGCGGCCGTAAAAGCTACTGCTCCATCTATTGTGACTTGTTTGTCATAATAATTTAAAGTAATATTTCCTGCGGATAAGCCTACATACAGAACATCTGCACCCAAAACGAAATCTCCAATAACTAAATATTTGTTCATAATTCTAAAATTTAAAAGGTGAATGTAAATGCGTTAACTGTTTGACTTAATAAAGGAATAGATGCTGCTATATCTGACCATCGTGACTGCTGAAGGTCTTTGATAACTGCAAAAACAGTATCTGCATCTGCCTGAACTAATGCTGAAGCTGAAGCGATTTCTATTTTTGATCCATTATTATAAAGTATTTCCACATCATCAGCAGCGTTTAACCAAACAGCAGCGATATCCTTTGCGGAAAAAACTTCGACAAGGTCTCCTGCCCCGTCTAATGTAATTTTGCAATACTTGTTCATTTGTAAAAAATTAAATGATTATACTGAGACTATTCTCAGTACAAAGATAATAAAATATATTTACTATGCAGAGACTATATCTCCAATAGCATACTTAGAAGGAATAGGGACATCAATAAAAACCTCAGTATAGGAAGTTTGCTCTGCTCTTATAATAGCATCGTTAATTATGTCTACCAAAGCTCCGTCAAAATCAATACCATTAACCCCATCTCTTTGAATGTTCCACTCTTCGCTTGCTGTTACATAAGGAACAGAACTTGCGTGAATAGTATTCACGTCAAACAATACCACTAGGTCACATGCATTTACATTTAATACCCTGTCTCCATTCGCTGTTTTAAATATTAAATACTTAACCATCTTATTAATCTACTAAGGTTACTGAATCTATTATTACACCCGGAAACTCTACATCCACATACGACTGAGTATATCCTGCTTGAAAGAGTCTTTCTATTGCATTAGTTATGACATTGCGAGTAGCCTGCTCATCAGCACTAAGACTCCCCCCTGAAGTCACAATAAGTACTTTGGAACTAGCTGCCGAATTGTTCTCTGAAAATAATAAATACATTCCGGCGGGAGAAATAATCTCCATTATACCTGACAAACTCTCAGCTTTTACCAACATCTTGCCTGTAGTAGTTGTATTAAATCTTAAAAACTTACTCATAGCTATGTGGCTCTTTGTACTTCGGTTAATACTAGTGTGAATACTACCGGTCCTATCTTGACCCTAACACCATCTTCATTACCTACATCTGCATACACATCGTTGTTTCCTTCTGCACATAGCTCTGTGATAATGTCCGCAACATAAGACACTAACTCGTCAGCCGCACCTCCTAGGTCAGGAGTAAATGTTAAAAGTATTTTAAAATCTTTAGAGTCTCCATAATAAAATACTAAATCAAAATCTCCTCCCCCCGTATTATCAGAAGTCATCATTGTCATTTTACTTACGTTAATAAGCACATGTTGCGATGAAGCTGCCGGAGCAAGTGATGGGGAATAAAACCTTAAATATTTATTCATAAAAACAAAGATACGAAAAAAAACTATTCGTCTTTGTTTAAAATCTTTTCAAGAAGTTTTAATGATTCAATTCCATCGTCACTCTTTAGATAGGCAGATACAATCATATTTACATCTTCTCCCATAGGTACAGTAAGCATTCTTTTTTTGTTAGACTTAGTGTTGAAGTGGATCGCTCCTCCTTTCTTTTTCACTAACAATCCTTCTTCAAAAAACTGCTGAACTCTTGACTGATACTTTAAATCAGGGTCGCTTATTACATGTAAAAATTCTGAAGGATTATTTCTAGCATAAACTAATATATCTCTTTTTAATTCTGCTGTACTTACCTTAGAAACATCATGATTAAACAAAACTCTTGAAATACTTTCAACTTGTTCTAAAGATAGTTGTCTTGCCTCTATTAAAGCATCCACCTCTACATTTAGTTTCTCCACCTGTTTGCCTGCATCTTTTTCTGTATCCACTCTTTCAAATCTATTTCCATATAAAGGGTGGTTTTCTAAAAACTGCTGTAATACTTGATTGTTTTTAGGAACTCTTAAAAACCCATCTTCAAAAATAATAGGCTCTAATACCACATGCCCCTCTTGTTCATCAACATAAATACTTTTTTGGTTACGAGCATAACGAAGTTCTCTGTTTACTCCTGTCTCTTCATTAAAGTGTAATAAGGGAAATCGGTTTGTGTGTCTTGTTGGCAGCATATAAGACAAGGGTGCTGCATCCCTTGTTAACTTGTAGGTTTTATCTACGAATTTTTCTCTTTTCATTTTATTTAGATTTAATATAATTTATAATAAAAAAGAAAAGGATGT